CTCAATCGGTCCTGCCGCCGTCGCGGCACCCGGATGGCTCGCAATACCAGTGGATCATCCGCCCGGTAGACTGCCCCGTCGCGGCGTTCCCGGCCCAGCTTTTGGCACAGGAGGTTTTCGCATGAGCACCCAGGACGAATCCTACGAGTTTTGTTTCACCCTCGCGGAGATGGCCGTGGTGGTCGAGGCGTTGAAGGGCCTCGCCGGGCAGCATTCGTCGATGGCGACGACGTGGAGAGAAGCAGCGGACAGAAACTATGCAGGCCCGACCGAGCAGGAACTTCGCTGGCGGTCTGACGAAGAGGCGAAGGCCGCCGCGACGGCCTACGAAGTGGCTCGCATCATCGAGCAGCGGATGAAGAGGATTCAGGCGAACATCAACGAGCCGCCGGAGGTGGAGTGATGGACGAACTCGTGAAGACGTTCGCAGTGCCGACCGCTTGGGCACGGCGGCGAATGTCGCGGATGTATCAAGCCGCAGGCACGCTGAACGCTCGCAAAATCGGCCGCATGCGGCGCGGCCAGTGGATGATGACCGGGTTCAGCGGGGAGAACAAAGACGACGGCACGACGCTCGTTTCGGTGCGGCTACGGAAAGCCCCCCGGATGGGAGTCGATGCGTTCTACCAGCGCGGCCGCGAGATTCGCCGCGTGAAAATGTGCCCGTACCGGCACGACGATTTCGGCAAGGTGCTGAAAGACCTGACGGTGGCGGCCAAGAAAATGGAGAACCAGAGATGCCCCGCCTGAACTGGTCCTCCCTCGTTCACACCCTGGTCCTGATCCGGCTCGGCCAGGAGCTTGGCACCGACTCCCGGCTGGCCCGGGCCATCCACGACCTGATCGAGTTGGTCGTGGCGTTCGGGCGTTGAAAGTCGTGCCGCGCCCCGGGATTCACCCCCACCCGGGGCGCGGCGGCCGGCTGCGAATGGGGGCTCGCGCCGGCGTATGCGGTGCCGTCAGACCTTCACGCCGGCAACGTGGATCTCCACGTCGGCCGGCGGCCGGCGAAACGTCAGTGCCACGGCCGACCCGGTGGCCGAGGCGTTGGCCGACAGCGTGACCGTGGTCGAGGTTGGGATGGCGATGACCGTGGCCCCGGCCGGGATGCCGGTGCCTGCCACGAGCATCCCGGCCTCCAGGCTGGTCGTGCTCGAAAGGCTGGAGAGCGTCGCACTGCCGGAGGTTGTGTTGCCCGTCCGCGAATGCACCGTGTCGCCGTTGGTGAACGTCACGGCCTTGCTGGTCGCAGACGTTGCAATCCCGCCGACCGGCGAGGTGATCGACAGGGTAGATGCCGCGCCGAGCGGGATGGAGCCGCCGAGGTTTGCCCACCCGTCCGTGACGGCCGGGGCAATCGTGACTGCAGTCTTTGCCGACAGGTTCATCACCAGCAGCTGCTTGACCGACGCCAGGGCCAGCGTGCCCGTGGCCCCCAGGACCGAAACGGCCAAGGCCCGTAGGTCGATCGTCTCCGAACCGCCGGCTGCAATGGAGAGCGTTTGCGTGTGGTAGCCGTTGGCCTGCCCGCTCCCGGTGCCGTTGGTCAAGACAAACTGCCGACTGGCGTTGGACGACAGCACAGCCGGGCCATCGGATAGACGAGGGACGATCTGGACCGAACCCTGCATTGCGAACACCATCATCGCACCTCTTTCATTTCTTGAAGACTTGTTCGCCAGCGATCATCCGAAAACCACAGCCCCAGAATCACATGGCAGATGTTCGTGACCGTCCCGCCAAGGATCATCTGCCACAGCGGGCCGACGCCGTGGACGGCCTCCCACCGCTCGCGGACCTGTGCCCGCACGAGCGTCATGGTGTGGTCGATCGCCTTGTGATGCGGCCCGCCGAGCCGCTCGATCTCCTCCAGGTGGATATGGGGCCAGTACCGGACCACCAGCCGCGTCAGTTCGTCCACACGCCAGGATTGAGCGTACTGAACACGGGAGGCCAGGACGTGGCGGACATGGGCCTGGAGGGCTTTGAGGTTGTCCATCATCGCCTCTCGATCACCTGCCGGATTTCTTTTTGCCCGGCCGCCAGCTCTTCGAGCGTGTCGGCCTGCCGCTCCTGGGCCTTGGACAGCGTGGCCAGCGTGGCGCTCGTGGCCTGGAGGAAGGTCGTGTGGCTTTCGACCACGGGCACCAGCACCGTCTCGTGGAGGGCCACGGCGGCCATCTGGCCCCACCAGCCGATCACGCACAAGACCAGGCACGGAAACCCAAACTCCCGCAGGAGCTTGATGCCAACGTCCACCACGTCGCGAGTCTGCTGTGTCACTGCTGCCCCCGTGAATCGAGCCACCTCTGGACCAGTACCTGAACGATTGCCGAGATCGCCCACGCGATCACGAGCGTCATGAAGGCGAAGCCTGCCCGCTCGTGGTAGGTCTGGCGGACGCGGTCCTCTACCCTCCGGCGAACGGTGTCCTGGCCAATCACGTCGCACGGCATCCGGGCGGCCATGACCACGGCCGCAACCTCATTCAGTTGATCCGCCGTCACCCGCACGAGAGCGTCACACCGCTCCCGGCCGAGCATGGCGCGGCGGACTGGGTTCTTCGCGAGGCCACGCCAGGCGGCATCCCGGGCGGCTTGCAATTCGGAGTCGGTCATCGCTTCGCACACCTCCCGTCAGCACAGTCGGCCCCCGCCAGGAACGCCGCCACACGCGTCGAGCAGCTGCCGATCGTGCGGCCGTTGGCCGAGCCGAACAGCACCCCGGCCACATGGCCGTCGGCGTCCAGCATCGGGCCGCCGCTGTCGCCCTGCCGGGCGGCGGCCTTCATCTCCACGAGCTGCGGCTGCACACCCCGCCCCCGGCCCGGCGAGGCGTAGAGCGTCACCGCTCCGGTCTGCTCGAGGTACTTGCCGTCCGGGCCATAGCCGGCGATCGTCAGCGGGTCGCCCACGCGCGGGGCCTGCACCGCGACCGGCACCGGGGCGGCCGGCGGGTTCGTCACTGCCAGGGCCGCGAGATCCCACACGGTATCGGTGCCCTGCACCTTGGCCGGCGTGATCTTGCCGCCGGGCCACTTCACCACCACGCCGTCCTTGCCGTCCCGGATGACGTGCCAGTTCGTGACGATCACGCCCGTCGAGCCGGTGACGCTCACGAGCACGCCGCTGCCGCTGTGCCGCACGTTGCCGTCGGCCGCCGTCACCCGCACGACCGCCGCCCGGTGGGCGGGCTCGGCCGCCACCTTGTCGGGCACCTCGCCGCTGCCGTCGCACACGGGGCAGGGGAGCCGCACCGGGGCCGGCCCGACGATCCGCTCGCCGTGGCAGTTGGGGCATTCGGCCCCGGCGGCGATCGCCGCGAACAAGGCCAGGAGGATGGCGAGCGTTCGCATGGTCACCCGGCCGCCGGCCGGCTCCAATCGTCGGGGAGGGTGCAGCTGGCGATGGCGAACGATCCACGCCAGGCCGACCTGGCGGTCCGCTCGGAGTCGTACCTGACCACGTCGTAGCTGTCCGCATATCCCATGAGCCGCTGGTCGGCCACCCACCGAGCCCACGGCACCGCGTGGCCCTTGCGGCCCACGCTCACGACCAGGCCGTGGAGCACACAGCAGACGGCCTCCTCGTAGGACTCGGGGAAGATCACCTCCAGCGGGCGAAACATCCGGGCCGTCTCCTGCCAGCCCTCGGGGAACCGCGAGACGGGCACCCACTGGCCGCCGCTCTGGTTGTTGTTGCCGCGGCCGCTCGTGCCCGTCAGCGAATGCCGGAAGGCGTAGTCCCGCGGCTGCACCTTGTCGGGCAGCATCCCGCGGCGGACGGCGATCTCCAGCACCTGCCGCACGTTCGCACCGCCCCAGCGGTCCGGGTTGGCCTCGGCGTAGACGCTCAATGGCGACAACCAAACGCTGCCGGCCGCCCCCGACTCGGCGTACCGCTCGCCCACCTGCGGGCCGCCGTAGATCAGCCCGCGTGCCCGGTTGCGGGCGGCTTCGAGGTTGGCCCGCAGGGAGTGGGCCGTGCATTCGTGGGTCGGGTGCTGGTTCGTGAACCGGTCGATGTAGTTCATCGCCCACAGGCCATGCCGGTCGTTTTCGGCCGCCCGCTCGGCCCACTCGCGGGGCTCGATCCACATGGCCCGGGGGAACTCCCGCGAGGCGTTGCCGCAGGCGTCGCGCAGAGCGTCGGTCGTGTCCTCGGCCGCGAGGTGGTCGGGGTAGCCGTCGTGTTCGGCCGGGAAAACGTCGATCAGTTTCTGGTCGATCACGGCACGGCCCTCACGACGGCGTCGGCATCGGTCGGGGCCTTCACGATCGCCAGCACGGTCGAGCCCGACAGCACGACCAGGGCCGGGAGGCCCCGGGCCTTGGCGGCCTCCACCGCGGCTCGGTACTGGTCGGGCACCTCGCCGTCGCCGTCGGTGGCGTCGGCCTCCACGAGCGTGGCCAGGATCTGCCGCTCGCGGTTCAGCCTGTTGAGGCCGACCGTGACGCCGGGCGGAACGGCGTGCGAGTCCTTCTCGTAGACGTAGACAGCCGCCGTCGCAGTCTTCGCCACCACAGCGGTGCCGCCCCCGTGCCACGCCGGCAGCGGGCCGGCGAGGAGGATCAGCCCCAGGGCGAGAAGGACGAACGGCCTCACGGCTTGACGGGCTCCGTGGGTTTCAGCAGTTCGTGGGTCAGCTGCTCGCACACCGCCACCGCCTGGTGGTGGCCCTTGTCCCGCAGCCGTGCCGCGAGGTCGATCACGAGCCGCAGGTCGTCCACCGGTGCCCGCTCGCGGGCCGGCTGGGCCGCCCGGACCCGTTGGGCCAGCACGACCACGGCGTAGATCACGAGGCCGACGCCGGCGGCAGCCTGGAGGTAGGGGAGGACGTTCAAGACTGGGGCTCCTGGGGCAACGAGTCGAGGATGTCGAGGATCTCGCAGACGAGGGCCACGCCCTGTTCGGTGTGCAGCACCGCGGCCAGCCGCTTGGCGAGCCGGTCGTCCAGCCGGCTGGCTGTCCGCGAGGCGGCCCACTCCAGGCCGTCGGCCACCACCTGCGAACGCTCGCGAACGTCGGCCGCCGCGGCGTACCGCCGGGCGTAGCCGATCGCCGGTGCCCACTCGCGAAGAAGGCGGATCTCGGCCAGCATCACGCCACCCCGCGGACCAGAGGCAGCACCTGCTCTACGGCCCCGGCCGCGATGGCCAGCACGAGCGACCGCACGGCGGGCTTGGCGATCACCCACAGCGGCCAGGCCACGACCGGCACCGCCTTGTCGGCCAGGGCGTCGAACAGCTGGCCGACCGCGTCGACAACGGCCGCTTTCTTCTGCGCGCCGGTCATGGTCACCACGCCGTCATAGGCTTCGGTCAGCAGCCGCAGCAGGGCCACCATCAGTTCGCCGAACTCACGCCAGGTCAGCCCGTCGGACGCGGCGACCTTGGCCGTCTCGATGAATGCCGACGCCTTGCCGAAGGCGGAGGTCGAACCATTGGCGGCGACGGTGAGCGGGGCGTCGGAGATCATTGGATTTTTCCCTCTTCGTAGAGCTGCTTGGCTTGTGCGACGGTGCAGAACGGAACGATTGCTCGCGACGGATCCCCGGCCCCGGCGAGCTCGAGGGCCAGCCGCTGCCAGAACGTCAGCGGTTCGGCCCGGCGGCTGGTGATTGCCCCGACGCCGACCCGTGACGAGGTTGGAACGTGGACGTGGTTTGCCGACTCGCCTGCCGGCGCGATGGCCTCGCGACCGCGGGCCGTGTGGCGAAACTGCGAATCCTCTCGGGTTCTCACGGCCGCGTTCCTTCTCCCGTCATTGTACGGGCGTCCAGTTGTGCCCCGGGCCGCGGAGCGGCCCGGGGTCTGCGGTCCTGTGGGTCAGCCGGCTGGGAATGGCAGGGCCATTTCGACCAGCATCCGCGTCTGCTCAAGCGGGCCGCGATTGTCGATCACGCGGTCGATCAGTTGGCGCGAGATGCCGGCCTCGCTGCTGTGGGTGTGGTGCGTCTCTTGGTCACGCTCCACCAGCCACACCTCGCCGCCCTGGTTGCGGATCCACTCGGCCTCGTTGTCGAAGCGAACATCCGAAAAAACGATCGTGCCGCCGTAGGTTTCGATCCGCCGTTTTGCGAGCCGCAGCCAGATGTCTTGTGCCACCATGCCGCGGCCCCACTCGGTGCCGAGCAACTGCATCAACTCCCGCGGGCTCTTGCCGAGCCAGACCAGCGGTGTCTCCTTGTTCCTCCGGCTGCGGAGCATCTCTTCGGGCACGCCCAGCATGGCGGCCAGCCCTTCGTAGAGCGGGTCCGCAAACCCGAACACGGCCGCCCCGGGGATCATCTCGGCCACGGTGTTTTTTCCGGCCCCAGCCCGGCCGGCGATGCCGATGATCCGGCGGCGGTCCAGCCTGTCCTTCACCGGCTCATGGATGCGTGCCATCATCTCCTCGCGGCGGGCCTTGATCCCGGCCCACGCCGCCTCGAGTTGCTCGGGGCTCATGCTGCCGCCGATCCGCTCGATCTTGAACTCGGCCGGGGCCGTCTCGGTCGCCGGCTTGATGTCGACGCCTTTGATCCGCTCCAGGAACTCCGCCGGCAGGTCGGCCAGCACGACCGGCTCCGCCTCCGCCGTGGCCCGCTGGGCCTGCTCCATCGTCCGGGCCTTGGCCACGAACGGGCTCCCCTCGCACGCCGTGCAG